ATGACATTGAACGCGGGTTAGAGGATCTCACAAAAGAACCACTTATCGGCGGTCACAATGTTATTGGCTTTGACATTAAAGCTATTTTGAAGCTGTATCCTGATTGGAAGCATAACGATGTGATCGACACACTTGTGCTTTCAAGACTGCTGTTTCCAAACATTAAAGATAAAGACTTTGTAAACAGGCCTAATGGCATGGACATAAAGCTTTATGGCAAACACAGCTTGAAAGCATGGGGTCACCGTATTGGCACATATAAAGATGACTATGACGGTGGCTTTGAAAACTACAGCCAAGAAATGATGGATTATATGGTGCAGGACGTTCGCGTTACTGCTCAGCTTTATGACTATTGTATGAAGCAAGAACCATCAACTACTGCAATAAAACTAGAGCACGAGATTGCTCAAGTCTGTGCAGACATGGAAGACACAGGTTTTGTATTTGACACTAATGCTGCAGCACAGCTTTACGCAGAACTATCTGATAAGCGCAACAGCATTAAACGCACAATGGAGACGACGTTTGAACCCACTACAATTGAGCTCAAGACGAAGACAAAGTTGGTCCCCTTCAATCCGGGCAGCAGACAACAAATTGCGGACCGTCTCTCCAGCAAATACGGTTGGAAACCAAAAGAACTCACACCATCAGGCCAACCAAAAATCGATGAAACAATCCTCGACAAACTTGAGTATCCAGAAGCCAAACTCTTAAGTGAATACTTCATGCTCGAAAAGCGAATAGCAATGATTGCTGAAGGCAACCAAGGCTATCTGAAGCTTGTCGACAAAAAGAACTATTTAAGAGGGAGGTATATACCAAATGGAGCAGTCTCAGGAAGGGCGACTCACTTTGCGCCAAACATTGCACAAGTGCCAAGCATGCGGTTGCCTTACGGACATGAAATACGTTCACTCTTTACCGTGCCCTCTGATTGGCGATTGGTCGGTTGTGACTTGTCCGGTCTCGAGCTCAGATGCCTCGCACATTTTATGCACACTTGGGATGATGGAGACTACGCTGCCGAAGTGTTGAATGGTGATATTCACACCAAAAACCAACATGCTGCAGGTCTTCCCGATCGCGACGCAGCAAAACGTTTTATCTATAGTTTGATTTATGGTGCTGGTGACCAAAAGCTAGGCGAAGTCATTGGCAAAGGTCGCAATGAAGGCAGGCAAATACGCGAAAAATTCTTTGCGGCTATTCCTGCAATCAAGCAACTAAGAAGCGCCGTAGAAAATACTATAGAAACACGTAAATACTTGCTTGGGCTAGATCAGCGCAAACTATACGCGCGAAGCAGCCACAGCGCAGTGAACTTGTTACTGCAATCTGCAGGCGCACTTATCGCAAAGCGTTGGCTCATCATAGCAAGACAAAATCTAACGAAATCAGGCTTTAAGCACGGATGGGACGGAGATTATGTCTTCTGTGCTTGGGTGCACGATGAGGTGCAGGCAGCCTGTAGAAAGGACATAGCCGAAGATGTCGGTGATATCATTCGAAGAAGCGCGGAAGAAGCAGGAACAAGTTTCAACTTCAGATGTCGAATTGACGCAGAGTACAGTGTCGGAAGCAATTGGGCAACAACCCACTGAGGAAGATGCCATTGCACTCAAAACACTTGCAAAAGCACATTTTGAAGGCTTCACGACAAAGTCAGACTATGCACGAGAACACGCAGATATTGTTGCCATGCTTGCATGCTGCAATCTGATTACAACACACGTGCAAGACAATGAGTGGTCTAGTTTATGGAAAATAACTGCACCTGGTTTGACTTTTTTAGAAGAACTACTGCGAGGTGACTATGAAGAAGAATAACACCCTGTTGTTCGATGGCGACATGGTGGTGTTCCAAATCACTATTGGTCATGAGCAAGAAATACAATGGGACGACGAAGTCCACACTCTGCACAGTAGATTTAGTGACTGTACAGACACATTCAATGAGTACATGCAAAACATAATGGAGGAACTCAATGCTGGCCATTGCGTTTTTGCGTTCAGTGGAACTAACAACTTTCGCAAGGAAGTATTACCCACGTACAAAAGCAACAGAAAAAAAGTGCGCAAACCTTTGGCGTACAAAAGGATGCGCGAGCATATTGAAGACAATTACTCGTCTGTTTGCTTCGACAACTTAGAAGCTGATGATGTGCTTGGCATACTAGCAACGAATGGTGTTCATAAAAACCCAATCATTGTGTCGGATGACAAGGACTTGTTGTCGATACCAGGTCGCACATACAGACTTGGTGAGCTTCATGAAATTAGCAAAGAAGAAGCTTACAAAAACTTCCTCATGCAAGCTTTAACAGGTGATGTGACTGACGGCTACAAAGGCTGCCCAGGCATTCGACCTAAAAAAGCCGAAACAATACTGCAGCCATGTGAATGGCATCGCGTTTTATCAACTTACCATATCGCAGGGCTCACTGAAGAAGACGCACTCGCACAAGCACGTGTAGCTCGCATACTTCAAGCCAGCGACTGGGATGACAAAAAAGAGAGCGTAATACTATGGCAGCCACCGAAAACCTAAGTTTAGAAGAACAGCGCGCAGGTGAAAAAGCGTTGTATCAACGCACAGACGCATGGCTTTCAGACAAGTTTCGTGAAGAGAGCAATAACATTACAAGGCCTGCTCATTACAATATTGATGGCATCGAGCCTGCAGAATTTATGGAGTCTCTCGGCATTGCTGAAGATTACTATGCAGGCAATATCATCAAATATGCGTCACGCTACAAGAAAAAGAACGGCATAGAAGACATACGTAAAGCAAAGCAATATTGCACAATGCTCATTGAATTACTTGAGTCTGAAGTTTGAGACGCAAATTTTACCCCTATATGTAACAACAGATATAGAGGTGAAGCATGCGCTCAGATGAAGACCCAAATCTTGAAAGCGTAGTCAGCTTGCTAAAGCATCTACGTCACAAAGTAGACGAAGCAGAATGGAATGGCACACCAGTGTCACAAGCTGAATATGCGCAGCTAAAAACCCTCAACAACTTACATACTTCAGGCACCCTATGGCTGCCTAAGTTTTAGATACCACACTCCATGTGGTTGTCCAGGTCCCTCAGTCAGCAATGGCTGGGGGACTTTTTTTGTTCGTTAAGAAGCCGCACTATAGAAGAACTCTAAGAGTCTATAGGTCCTAAGGTCTCTCTTACTAGAACAAGAAGAACATCCCTAATATAAACCTATAAGAGACCTATATGACCCTAAGCACCCTATACCAAGACTTCATCCACAAATCTCGATACGCCCGCTACCTAGAAACAGAACAACGACGAGAACATTGGCAAGAAACAGTAGATCGCTACTTAAATTTTGTGGTCGATCAAAGACCGAACATACCGTCTCAGCTGCTGCCAAAGATCCGCGAAGCTATCGTCAACAAAGACGTTATGCCTTCCATGCGTGCTATGATGACAGCAGGCGAAGCGTTAGCCCGAGACAACACATGCGGCTATAACTGCTCTTACGTTGTCGTTGATGACCCTAAGTCCTTTGACGAAGCCATGTTCATCCTCATGTGCGGCACAGGCGTCGGGTTCTCAGTAGAGAGACAGTACATTAACAGCCTCCCTGAGATCCCTGAGCAGCTTTTTGACAGCACAACCACTGTAGTAGTCAAAGACAGCAAGGAAGGCTGGTGTAAGGCTTTTAGACAAATAGTCGCGTTATTGTATGCAGGTGAGATCCCTAAGTGGGACACACGCCTTGTGAGACCCGCAGGAGCACGCTTAAAGAAATTTGGTGGTCGAGCATCAGGACCAGCGCCGCTTGAAGATCTGTTTAACTTTACCGTAAACATGTTCAAGCAGGCTGCAGGTCGCAAACTGTCATCTATCGAATGTCATGACCTCATGTGTAAAATTGGTGAGGTTGTCGTTGTAGGTGGCGTGCGAAGATCAGCTATGATCTCCTTGTCGAACCTAACAGACGACAGGATGCGCCACGCTAAGTCAGGCGAGTGGTGGAACCAGAACCCTCAGCGTGCATTAGCAAACAACAGTGTGTGCTATACAGAAAAACCAGATGTAGGCGCGTTTATGCGCGAGTGGGTTGCACTGTATGAGTCCCACAGCGGCGAAAGAGGAATATTCAACCGGGTAGCTTCGCAGAAGCAAGCAGCAAAGTATGGCAAAAGAGATGCCGATCAAGACTTCGGAACAAATCCGTGTAGTGAGATCATCTTGCGACCATACCAGTTCTGTAATCTTACCGAGGTCGTTATTCGTCCTGACGATACTTTAGATACGCTCAAGCATAAGGTGAGTGTCGCAAGTATCCTCGGGACGATCCAGTCTACTTTCACACACTTTCCTTACTTACGAAAAATGTGGAGAGACAACACAGAAGCTGAAAGGCTGCTTGGTGTGTCGCTTACAGGCATCTTAGACAATAAGATTACTGCAGGCCAAACCGAAGAAAGCAAAAAGAACTTGCCAGGTGTTCTACAAGAACTAAGGCTTGCTGCAGAAGAAGCGAATAAAGAACTAGCAGCAATACTTGGTGTCGAACCTAGTGCAGCCATTACATGCGTAAAGCCGTCGGGTACGGTCTCGCAGCTTGTAGACAGTGCTTCAGGCATCCATCCACGTCATAGCAAATATTATATTCGTACAGTGCGCGGAGATAACAAAGATCCGCTTACACAGTTTATGATTGATAAAGGCGTGCCAAACGAGCCTGATGTAATGAAGCCAGATAACACGACTGTCTTCTCGTTTCCAATTGAGTCACCTGATGACTGCGTAACAAGAGATGACATGTCGGCAATCGACCATCTTGAATTGTGGAAGACGTATCAGAATTATTGGTGTGAACATAAACCAAGTATCACTGTGAACGTCCATGAGAAAGATTGGCCGACTGTGGGAGCCTGGGTGTGGAACAACTTCGACAACATCAGCGGTATATCATTCTTGCCTTATGATGGCGGAACTTATCGACAAGCACCGTACACCGAATGTCAAAAAGAGGAATATGAAGCATTACTAGCCGAAATGCCTCAGGACATCGACTGGAATGAGATGATTGAAGATAGTGATGAAACCACAGGCACTCAAGAACTAGCATGCAGCGCTGGCAGCTGTGAGATTGCCTAGGAGCGGCTTTAGCACCCAAAGACATATTAGGCCACAGGAGCACCTGTTTAGGTGTGCTACTTGGTCATCCTAGATCCATAAAATAAATGGATTCGTTTTTCAAACCTGCGTTTTTAGGAGAAAAAAATGGCTTATAAGAAAAAAGGCAAAGGACGTAAGTGCTAAATGCCTCGCGGACTATGGGATAATATTCACGCGAAACGTAAACGTATCAAAGCGGGTTCCGGCGAAAAAATGAGAAAGCCAGGAACGAAAGGTGCGCCTACTGCGAAAGCATTGAAACGTTCACAAACGAAAAAACGAAAATAGAAAAAAAAGGTCGAGGGCCTAAGCCCTCAACCTCTCTTTTAGATCGTTGTTGTATTCGTTATAGTTTTCTTTGTGTGTGCGATACACATTGAGAAAAACATTACGTTTAAACGCTCGATTATCTTCTTTGAAATAATCGCAGAGTTCACTCATGCGGTGGTCGCTGATATTTGACTCAGCACACCACTGCGCAAACCAATAGTAATCTTTTCTCGTCATGACGTTAACCACGCAAGTGCTACATGATACGCACCGATAAATGCGTAAAAGTACAGCGTGAACCACCACATAGTTCTCAATAGTTTGTCCATCAGTCGTCCCTCGGTCGTTTGAATAATATGGGAATAACAAAGCCGATGATGATGAGCACTGCGCCCACCATCATCGCGATAAGTTTTGCGATATTCTTCATGAAATATCGTCTACATC